CTATCCGGTAGCTGTTGGTGTCCTACACAAAGGTCACGTATCCAATCCTATTGGTGGTGGTCACTGGATGCTGTTGATTGGTGATGACGGAGAGAACGGTATCTTCCATGATCCATACGGTGAGATGGATAACGTTAACGGTGGTTATAAAACTGTTGGTCGTGGTGGTAAGAGCGTTAAGTACTCCTGGCGTAACTGGCTAAAGCGTTGGGAAGTAGAAGGTCAAGGGACTGGTTGGTTCATGACATTCCGTTCTACCCAACAAACACGTCCCATCACTACCTACGACAACACCTGGGCGGGAGTTAAGGCTGCTGCAAAGGATGCTGGAGCTAAGTATCCAGAAGTTGTTGCTGCTCAATGGGCACTAGAGAGCGGGTATGGTAAACACACCTCTGGTAAGAATAACTTCTTTGGATTGAAGGGATCAGGTACTGAGCGTGAAACCAAAGAATTCATCAACGGTAAATGGATTACCATTCGTGCAGGGTTTATTGACTTCCCAGATCTCCAAACCTGTGTCTCATATCTTGTAGATCGTTGGTATCACGACTACAAAACCTACAAAGGCGTCAACCGAGCTGTGTCTCGTGAAGACTGCGCACGCCTTCTTGAACGTGAAGGTTACGCAACCGACCCAGCCTATCCCGAGAAACTTATTCGATTGATGTCCGAAAATGATTGAAGCAGCTTCAGCAGCAGGTATTGCTCTCCTTACTGCCATCATCTCTGTACATAACCGTCTACATAGCAAGATTAGCGATGTGGATAGTCGTGTAGACAAAGTAGAACTACGTGTAGCTGAACACTACGTACAGAAACAAGAGCTATCTGCTGCTCTTCAGAAGATGGAGGATCACATGATCCGCATTGAAAACAAACTAGATCAAATAGCTCTTAGACATGGCTAAGAATAAGGCAACTGAGGACATGTTTAACGAGTTACATAACCTCGTTACTACTGAATTCCTCAAGCGAATCAAGAGTGGAGAAGCCACCGCTCAAGAATTAAAGGCTGCATGTGATTGGTTAGCCAAGAATGACATCAGTGGTGTCGCGTATGACGGTAATCCGTTGGAAAAACTAGCCACCATCATGCCAAAAGTAGACCCAGAACTTGTTCAATCGAGGTTATATGGCCGGAAAAACTTCTGAGTACTACAAAAAGAACCCAAAAGCACGTGCAAAGCGTCTTAAACAGCAGAAAGAGTACAACAAAACTGCTGATGGGCTCAAAATACGCTCTAAAGCGAACAAGTTAAACAGACAACTGGGTACATACGGTAATGGAGACGGTATGGATGCATCCCATACAGGTCCTAATACCGGCAAAAAGGAACAACCGTCGAAGAATCGACGTAGACCACGTACTGGCAAGAAGTACGCGACATGACTCCACTGCTACCAACGCCTGATCACTACCTGCAAAACCTAATAACAATGACAAGTCCAGAAGCGAAACGGCTCTGGAGAAGAGCCATTAAGGAACACTTCAACTGTCAATGTGTCTATTGCGGAGAAACCTATGAATTACAAGAACTTACACTCGATCATGTACGACCTAAGTGTTATGGAGGAGAAGATCTTACTTCTAATCTCGTACCTAGTTGTTGGAAGTGTAATCAGGCCAAAGGTAGTAGTAATTGGCTCTCGTGGATGAGAGCAACATTTGGGATTACCCAAAGAGAAGACCTTATTCTTTCACACATTAATTAGATATGGCAAAAGAAATTGGCTACGCTGCACGTAAGAGGCGTGAGCGTGAGAACAACCCAAGGGAAGGCGATACAACCATGAAGGAAGGCAATCCGTTTGTCTTTAAGAATGGTCGGTGGGTTAAAGCAACACCAGCATCACAAGACAGTCGCCGTAATGTACGTAGTACAACAGCAAAACCTAAGCCTACTAATAACAAACCACAAGTTGCAAGCATTCCCCCTTCTGAAGGAACTGGTGGTAAGGCAGAAACTACTCTTAAGTACGGTAAGGCTGCGCCTAAACCCTCACCAAAGACGTCTCCTAGCGCCTCTAAGCCGCCTGCACCTACTCGTAGCTCTACTTCATCGTCTTCCACTCCCAAACCCGCAGGAAAGGTCCCTTCCTCCACTGCTGGGATGAAGAACCAAGACAAGAACTTCCGTGGTAATCCTGAGCGTAAGGATTCCATCGCAAGCACCCTTCGTGAACTGCGTGGTATGGGAAGTGGTCGCAAGGCAGCTGAGTCAAAGATGTCTAAGCCTGAAGATAAGTCCCGCTACGTAGCGCCTGATGGTCGGCAGTATGCGGGTCCTGCCTATGGCAATGGTTCTAAAGAGCAGAATGGTAACAACAACTCCTCAACATATACCGCTCAAAGTGACGGCGCCAAGAAGCTTCAAGAAGCTCAAAAAGAGCGTGCCGCTAAAGCAAAGCGTGATGCCGAGGAGCGTGCAAAGAAAGCACGTGAACGTCTAACAGCATCTGCATCGAAGAAGCCTGGCAGCACTTACGGCTAATCAACCTGTCCACTTGAGTACTTAAGCGCCACTCCAAAAGGGGTGGCTTTTTTTATGCCTAGAAAAAAGAGTAATGCTCATGGGATACCTGACAAGACCTATTATGGATGGCTAGACGAAGTAAAGGCTTTATACAAGAAACAAGGGAATTTAACGGGTGGCGCTCAATTTACCTACGGCGGAAGAACCTTTGTGTTTCGAAAAAAGGAAACAAACGCTGATGGTAGCCCAAGGTTCGCTCTCTCCACAAAAGAAAGCAAGCAAGGTTCTGCTGATACAAGAACGACTGGCCTAAACGCCAAACCTCACTCACCAAGTACTAAAAGCTTAGCTCGTCAAAAAGCGTCTATTATTAGACAACAAGGCAAAGTCCCTGATCACTATAACGAGAATTGGCTTGTCAAACTCACTAAAGAGAATACAACTCCAGAGGAATTTGATCGCATTAGCAAAGTCTATCCAATGGGGGATGAGCCAGACAACATTAGGCCTATTGACACTCAGTCATTAAACACAAAGAAGACTAATGATGGCAGAAAGCTACAACGCCATTTAGGCTCAATGGAAGCGGTAAATCCATCAGCGCGAAACATCTTTGAAGTCACTGGTGGTGTTATTCGACGGGCAGGTCGATCTGCTATCCCAGCCGCTGCAGGTGGTGTCCTGTTGTCTGCAGCTGAACTTGGCCAACGTGCTCAAGCTGCTCAAAGGAACCCCTCGGCTCTAAACCTTCTTCAGACTGGTATTTCAGCAGTTGAAACAGTAGCTGATGGTGTCGCCATTAGTGGCTACACATCTGGTGTTGGAGCACCACTTGGTTTGGTTGCTGATGGAGTCAGTTTTGCTGCTGGTATAACCAACGGAGGGATTGACGCAGTGAGGCAAATATCAGGAGCTAACTGAGACCCCTCTAGAAGCCTCTACAACCCCTCCCTACATCCACTTAGGTATATTCCCTTATGAATGACGTTTTAACGGCCTTGCAGGGCGATTTCAAGCTATTCCTTCAAGCGTTGTGGCAACAACTAGATCTACCCTCACCCACCCGAGCACAATACGCCATTGCTGATTACCTGCAATACGGTCCAAAACGTCTTCAGATTCAAGCATTTCGTGGGGTGGGTAAGTCATGGATTACTGGAGCTTTCGTTCTATGGACACTTTTCAATAACCCAGAAAAGAAGATCATGATTATCTCCGCTTCAAAGGAGCGTGCAGATAACATGTCCATCTTCCTTCAGAAGCTGATCATTGAGACACCATGGCTTGTCCACCTAAGACCAAAGAGTGATGATGCTCGCTGGTCTCGTATCAGCTTTGATGTTCAATGCTCTCCTCACCAAGCACCATCCGTCAAATCAGTAGGCATCACGGGTCAGCTGACTGGTTCTCGTGCTGACCTAATGATTCTTGATGACATTGAGGTACCTGGTAACTCGATGACAGAGATGATGCGAGAGAAACTCTTGCAGCTCTGTACCGAGGCTGAGTCTATCCTTACACCAAAGAAAGACTCACGCATTATGTACCTAGGGACACCCCAGACAACCTTCACCATCTACCGAAAGCTAGCTGAACGTAACTACCGTCCATTCGTGTGGCCTGCTCGCTACCCACGGAAGGACAAGCTCAATCAATACGAGAACCTCCTTAGCCCACAGATCGTAGAAGACATCGAGATGGGTGCTGAGGAGTGGTCTCCTACAGACTCTGATCGCTTTAGCTCTGATGACCTGTTGGAACGTGAAGCCGCTATGGGTCGTAGCAACTTCATGTTGCAGTTCATGCTTGATACCACGTTGAGTGATGCAGAAAAGTTCCCACTTAAGTTCTCCGATCTCATCATTACCTCCGTTAATCCGACTCAAGCGCCGGATGCTGTTGTGTGGTGCAGTGACCCTCGTAATGTTCTCAAAGATCTGCCTACGGTTGGCTTACCGGGTGATTACTTCTACTCCCCGATGCAACTACAAGGTGACTGGGGTCCCTACTCAGAAACGATCTGCTCCGTAGACCCATCCGGTCGTGGTAGTGACGAGACAGCAGCTACCTACATCTCTCAAAAGAATGGCTTCCTATATGTCCATGAAGTACGCGCCTATCGGGATGGTTATAGCGACAACACTCTGCTTGATATCCTTAGAGGTTGTAAAAAGTACAACGTCACCAAGCTACTCATCGAGACAAACTTTGGTGATGGTATCGTTGCAGAATTGTTTAAGAAACACCTCCAACAAACTAAACAAGCCATCGACGTAGAAGAGGTACGTGCCAATGTACGTAAAGAAGACCGTATCATTGATTCCCTTGAGCCAATCCTTAATCAGCATCGCCTTATTGTTGATCGGTCTGTGGTGGAATGGGACTACAACTCGAATAAAGAAGCCGCACCCGAAGAGCGTCTCCTATACATGCTGTTCTATCAGATGTCTAGGATGTGCCGAGAGAAAGGCGCTGTAAAACATGACGACAGATTGGATAGCCTTGCTCAAGGTGTCCAATACTTCACAGACGCTATGTCTATCTCTGCCTACGAAGCTGTTAAGACACGTAGACAAGAAGACTGGCAAGACATGCTTGAAACCTTTATAGATGACCCTCAAGCAGCTACAGATCACATGGTTTTTGGTATGTCCTTAGACCAACGTAGACAGGCAAGAGGAGCAAGTACCGGAAAGTCAGTCCCCACCTGGGTTTAAGACCAATCAGCTATGTATACAGGCAGAGGGAAGGGTGGACCCGAAGCCTGGACGGGGGAAGACATCCAAGACAATCAAGTTGTCTTGTTCATCTTCCCCTTTATTAATGTCCTCGTGAATGGACATTCTGTAAGCACTTCCACCAAAAGACACAATACCTCCCACTAACTCCTGAATCCTGTGAATCTAAATGGGATTCGGAGCCTTAGCGAAGCGCTCACGGAGCGAAGCGGAGTCTTCTCCATCTAAATACTACTTATACTACTGTATGTCCCACCAAGTACAACCATTACTTCACTCCGTTCAGTTAGTACACATCACTCCTGATGCTGAAGATCTTATTGCCTATATGGCAAGAGTATCTAATCCATCTAATCAATCCAACACTCAGACAAGTGCTAGGTTGATTCAATACCTAATAGATCATCAACACTGGTCTCCATTTGAAATGGTGAACATGTGTGTGTCTATTGAAACAACACGGTCTATTGCAGCTCAAATACTTCGGCATCGTAGCTTCTCATTCCAAGAGTTTAGCCAACGCTATGCCAAGGTAGAGAAACAAGCATCCATACCGGAACTTAGAAGACAGGATCAGAAGAACAGACAGAACTCTATTGATGACCTTGATGAGGTGGTGAAGAAGAACTTCCAGTTCCGTATTGGTAGTCTTTACTCTGACTGTTATGGTCTCTATAAAGAACTGGTAGCAGCTGGGGTAGCTAAGGAGTGTGCAAGAGAGGTGTTACCAATGGCAGCACCTACTAAGTTGTACATGAATGGCAGTATTAGGTCTTGGTTACATTACTGTGATCTGAGGACTGGTAATGGTACGCAAAAAGAACATGCAATTATTGCAGCACAAGTGCAAGATTTGCTGTATGAGCATCTTCCTAACGTTAGTGAGGCAATGTGGAGCCTAGATTAAGGTTAGCTGAGTTTAAAGCACTCTATAAAGCGTGGAAAACCAAGATACCGTGGATAGATCACCTGTTGCTTGGTCTTTTGGTCTTTATTGAGAATATTCTCATTAATAATCGGGTTAAAGTAGAGCTTGATGAGGCAATTAAGGAGTGGGTAGAACAGC